TAGAAGGCTTGGTCAATCATCGCGTGGTTCACAATGGACAGGCAGAATTGATCCAGCAAATGAATAACTGCGCAGCTAAGGTCAATGACTCTGCATGGCGAATTATTAAGAGAAAATCCGCTGGAGACATCTCAGCACCTATTGGCTTGGCAATGGTTGTATCAAAGCTGATGCTTCCTGCTCCAAAGCCTCAAATCATTGCCTAGACACAACACCCCGAAATTGTCAAATATTAGACAAAGTGTGCTAATATGTAAACATGGGTCGCTTACTGCAAACATTCGGACTACAACCTAAACCTTTACTCGAAGCACAGTCAGCACCCCAAGTTTTAGGTGAATACTCGCCTTATGCAATGCCGTTCCAATATGCGTATGTATCACGAACAGAAGCAATCTCTGTTCCAGCATTACAACGATGCCGCAATCTTCTCGCTGGCACAATCGGTGCAATTCCTTTAGAGCTTTACAAGAAATCTACAAATGAAGAACTTGGCTCTCCTGTATGGATGGAGCAACCTTCTTACTCACAGCCACGATCAGTAACAATTGCATGGACTGTGGATTCATTATTATTTTACGGACAAGCCTTTTGGAAGGTTGTCGAAGTTTACAACGAAGATGGCAGACCATCACGCTTTGAGTGGATTGCAAATTCTCGCGTAACTGCAACACTTGATTCTACAAACACATTTGTTCGTTCTTATGCAGTAGATGGCATTACATTGCCAATGGACGGATTAGGTTCACTAATCACATTCCAATCATTAGGCGATGGCATTCTTAACAGCGGAGTTCAAACAATTCGCGCTGCTATCGATGTGCAAAAAGCGGCGGCTGTTGCAGCAGGCACTCCAATGGCTACTGGCTACATTAAGAACAATGGAGCAGACCTAGATCCGAAAGAAGTTCAAGGATTGCTCAACGCATGGAAGAACGCTCGCAATAACCGTTCTACTGCTTACTTGACATCTACTCTTGAATACACACCAGTAGCATTCTCACCTAAAGAGATGATGTATAACGAGGCGATTCAGAATCTCGCTACTGAGATTGCTCGCCTTTGCAATGTACCTGCTTATTATGTTTCAGCAGATATGAACAACTCAATGACTTATGCAAATGTTCAAGATGAGCGCAAACAATTCTTGGCACTATCTTTACAGCCATTTATTACAGCTATTGAAGATCGTCTATCTATGGACGATATTACGCCACGCGGTCATGTGGTCAAGTTTGACATCGATAAGAACTTCCTACGCACAGACCCATTGCAAGAACTTGCAGTAATTGAAAAATTGCTATCGCTCGGACTCGTCACAACAGAGCAAGCGATGGAAATGACAGACCTATCACCTAACGGAAGCAACGGTATGGCATGAACCAAATCGTAACCCTTACAGCCGAACTCACAGCAGATGCTGCTAGCCGAACCATCTCTGGCAAGATTGTGCCATTGAATGTAGAAGCAGGTTCAACAAATTACGGCAAAGTAATCTTTGAATCAGGATCAATCGAGATTCCAGATGCTAAGTCAATCAAGTTACTTAGCCAACATGACACAAAGAAGCCTTTGGGTCGCGCAGTAAGTTTCTCAGAATCAGAGAACTCAATCGATGCAGTATTTTCTATTAGCCGTTCCCAGCGTGGTACAGAGGCTCTCATCCTTGCAGAAGAAGGATTGCAGTCCGGACTCAGCATCGGTGCAGAAGTTTTGAAATCAAAGATTAAGGACGGCGTGACTTATGTATCCGCTGCTCGCTTAGTCGAAGTAAGTTTAGTAACAGAGCCAGCATTTAAGTCTGCTCAGGTTACTGATATCGCAGCTGAAGAAGCCGAAAAGGTAGAAGAAGCTGCAACCGAAACCCAACCAAAAGAAAGCGAGACAGTAGTGGAAGAAACCACAGCAGTCGAAGCAACACCATCAGTAGAAGCTGCGGCTGTCGAGGCTGCTCGTCCTACTGTTACAGCAATGGCTTACACAAAGCCACGCATTGAAATCACAGCTGCTAAGTATGCAGAAAACACAATCCGTGCAGCACTAGGTGATGAGTCAGCTCGTCAATACCTATTGGCAGCAGACAACACAACAGACAACGCAGGCTTAGTTCCTACTCGTCAGTTGTCAGAAATCATCAACCCACTTGGTACAACAATTCGCCCATCAATCGAAGCAATCTCACGCGGAGTGCTTCCTGATGCAGGTATGACATTTGAAATTCCAAAAATCACAAATGCCAACAGTTGCAATCACAGCAGAAGATGCTGCTTTCTCAGACACAGATCAGACATCAGCATTCTTGTCAGTATCTGTTAAGAAGTACGCTGGACAACAGACATTCTCTGTTGAACTTCTAGATCGTACATCTCCAGCATTCTTCGATGAACTCGTTCGCAACATGGCTTCTGCTTACGCAAAGGCAACAGATGCAGCAGTAAACGCAGCAATCATCGCTGGCGCAACAGCAGACGGAACAACAACAACAACTTACCCAACAGCTTCAGAGCTTCTTGGAATTGTTGCTCGTGGTTCAGCATCTGTTTACAACGCGACACTTGGACTTCCAAACCCATTTGCTCGTAACATCATCATGAATACTTCACAATGGAGCAATGTGATGACACTTAACGATAATGGTCGTCCAATTTACACAGCTTCAAACCCAATGAACGCTGGTGGTTCTGTAGTTCCTACAGCACTACAAGGCAACATTGCAGGATTGAACTTGTATGTAACACCTAACACAGCAGCTGGAACAGACACAGACGGATCAATCCTTATTGTGAACCCAGATGCTTACACATGGTATGAGTCACCAACATACCGCCTACGCGCTGAATCAACAGCAGCAGGTTCAGTAACAATCGGTTACTACGGCTTTGGCGCAATCGCGACTAAGGTCGGAGCTGGTGCGTTCAAGAACAACAAGGCATAAGTAACACCCTAAGTCGCTGGGAGTGGGGCGCAGCCCTTGCTCCACTCCCAGTCTTTAGAAAGGATATGGAATGTCACTTTGCACAGTTGCAGAACTTCGCTCAGCACTAGGTGTTGGCTCGCTATACGCTGATGCCACCCTTCAACAAACATGCGATGCAGCTGATGCCGTGATTCTTCCTATGCTTTGGAATAACTACTATTTCAATGTAGCCCATAGCAATACAACAAACACAGGCACACTTTATTTTGAAACATCTACAAAAGATGTTTTCTATGTAGGTCAGCAAGTTGTTATATCAGGCAATGGCAGCAAACATAATGGGTCTAAGACAATCACAGGCGTTGGCGCATACAGCATCACTTATGCCATCACAGGCAACAACAACACAGCAGCTCCTTACCACCCAGTAAATCCTTTGGGTCAAGTCGCAGCAGAAACTTATGTTGATTGGTCACAAGATGCAGCAGTCCAAGAAGCAGCTTTAATGATTTCAGTAGACATCTGGCAGGCTCGTCAAGTATCTAACTCAGGCGGAGTATCGCCGGACTTCACACCTTCACCTTATCGAATGGGTAACACTCTCCTGGCTCGCGTTCGTGGCTTATTAGCTCACGCGCTTAGCCCAGACTCGATGGTCGGATAATGCCAGTTGCTCTTACTACTCTTAGAACCACGATTGCGACAGCATTAGTCGATAACGCTAAGTGGCAGACCTTTGCTTTCCCACCAGCTACAGTTTTAGCAAACTCAGTTATTGTCAGTCCTGATGATCCATATTTAGAGCCTAATAACAACCAGCACAACACGATTGCACCTACAGCGAACTTTAAGTTAATTATTACTGTGCCGCTGTTCGATAATGAAGGCAATCTCAATGGAATTGAAGATGCCCTAGTTGGCGTGTTCAACAAACTCGCAGCATCTTCATTAGTTTATAATGTGGGTGCAGTAAGCCAGCCAAGTGTCTTAAATGCCGCTTCGGGTGACTTGCTAACCTGTGAGATGTCCTTATCCGTTCTAACCACCTGGAGTTAATATGTCCGAATGGGAACTAGAGAATGAAGCCTTCCTGAAGAAAATCGGGCAGGTAGCACCAGCAGCACCAAAGCCAGCATCTACTAAGAAAGACGAGGAATAATCCTAATGGCTGTATTTCTGAATAACAATGTCGGCGTTAAGATTAACTCTGTTGATCTAAGCGACCATGTAACAGCAGTAACAATCAACCGTTCATTCGATGAACTCGAAGTAACAGCAATGGGTGACAACTCACACAAGTTCGTAAAAGGCTTGGAAGCATCTACTGTAACAATCGACTTCCTCAATGACACAGCATCAGCTAACGTTCTAGCAACGCTACAAGCTGCATGGGGAACAACTGTCA